TGTTTCTAAATTCTGGAAAGAACAAAACAATACAATATTTCGATTAAATCCTGTTGTAGTTCCAGATTCAATGCTAGTTGAACTTGCTAAAGCATTTCTTAAAACAGGAGTAATTATGTCGGAATAAGGATTAATGTTTCTTTTGAAAACATCGCTTACTTCACCACTGATAAGAAACTCACTACCATTGTATTTTATAAGTATCTGCCAACTTTCTTCTGCTGGCAACATGTAATCTTGTAAATAACCATTAAATTGCAAAGTATGCAAAATCGCATGGAAAGGAATATATTCAGCAATAATTTCCTGTGCTTCAGTCAATCTAATGTTTGATAAATCTTGTATTGTCAATTCTACGTTAAATCTAGAGCTAATCGTATTACGACAAGGCTCAACAAAGTTTTTGTCTATATCTTTTGGATTGTAACTGTCTCTTAACGATCCATTATACTCATCCATGTTATAAGCTTGTTCAGAATAAGGAAATTCTGTTCTTATTTTCCCGAAAATAACAGGATCATAAAATGGATTTTTCACATTTATAATCATGTCAAACAAAGGATCTGCTTCTTCAATTACATGAGTATTCCAGTCCTTTTTAGGATATTCTATGTATCTTGTATTTCTGGTGTCAGCCAAAGGTAATGATAGAATGTAATTATGAATTTGAATGGATTCATAATTTGGAAATTCTTTAATTTGATAGTTAATTTTTAAAATTGATCCTAAAGTGAGTGGATCACCTACATATTTCATGTAAGAAACGCCACTTGATGTATAAATTTCTATATTGCTCAAACTTACCGAATCGTATGACCCAATTACAATGTTTTCACCAACCACAGTAGCATAAGCAATTTCTAAATCAAAATAATTGTTATTAACATCAAGGCTAACTTTTTCTAATTGGAAAATGTTATCGCCAAGGTATGAAAAACTTTCTGTAAACGAATATTCTGTTCCTACCTGCCAAAGCTGAATAAATTTATTTAAAACAATTCCAGCATCATTTAAAGCTTCTTCTAAAGCTTTCATTGTTCCTTTGCGCTTGTTTAATGGGACAGCTTTCTTTATTTGCTTGCGCCATCTAGTTGGATCAGTACTTCTTAACTTCAAGTTAAACAAATTAGCTAAATAAACTAACAATTGCTCTTGTAAAACATTTGCATCTAATAAATCAATTATTTGATTTACAAGATTCTCTATATCTCTGAAACCAATATTAAGAGCTTGGTTAAGTTTGTCTAGAATTTCAGATGTTTTATCACCTTCTGAATAAGTACTCTTATACATTTCAGGAAGATATCTTGTAAGCAAATCGTAATATTTATTTTCAGGTGTTCTGTGTGTCGGATTGCTCGTATAAGAAGCAATGTCGCTTGCTAGGTAAAAGCCTAAATGAGCACTAATAGTGTCGCCAGATGGATTAGGTTTCCATTTATAGCAAATAAAGTAATCACCTTCTCTTACGCCTAAAGCATCCCAATAAAAAGAAAATCTTCCATAAGCAAATTCTTCATTAGCAATTTTTTGAATTGGAGAATCTGTATTTGGTTGACCTCTTACCCACAAAGGTTCAGTAGCACTACCTCGTTGATAAACAATGTTTGAACTTTGATAATAAAATGTATTTGTAACAATTGTTGATTGCCAATCTGCAAGAGCATTGTTTGCTAACCTAATGTTTTCCTCATTTGGATCATTGCAGGCTATATTTTTTAACACATAATATCTTGCTTCTAAATTTGTTTGAGAAGTTTGATTATCATATTCTTGTATGTTTGCAGAAGCATAATTTCTTTCAATGAAATAAATCGTAACGGTTTCTATCAAATAAGGGTCTTCGAAATAACACTTATTTGCATCTGGAGTCAAAAATATAAATTCGACTCTATCGTTGACTTTCGGATTATCAGTATAAAATTTATTCATAGGTAAAACTTACTGCTATGCTTTCAGGTCTAATTATTTCAAAATATCTAGCCCTAACAACTTTTCCGCTGTTATCAGGGTCGTTAGTTGTGAAATAAATATCGTATCGACTAGGTTGTTGCATATCAGACAAAGCCTTGATAATATCAACATCCCTTAAATTTTGTTCATAATCCCAATTGTTGATTGAAAAGAAATTTTCTATTCTTGAAGAAATATTAAATTTAATTTCATCTTCAAACTTTTTGTAATATTTATCCATTACAACATTTACAGAAATATTTGATAGAATTATTTCTCCATCCAAAATGCTCAGATAATCTGTCATCATTTTGCTTGAATTCATATATTCTGTAAATTCATACTTGAATTGACTCGAAGCTTTTGCTAAATCCAAATTGTTTACTTTGGCTAAAATATACAATTCAATTATATTAGAACTACAACCAGAATGCCTCAATACAGCATTCGTTTTACCCATAACACCATTGTAAGGCGTTTTAAACAAATTTGCATAATTTTTATAATCACTACCAGAAACACATCGGTTTTGCGATTGATTGTAAATAGGAAGTTTATATCTTATATCTTCAATTGTATCGCCAGCATATCCAAATTCACCTTTTGTGTAATTTGTTAAGTTGACAACAGAACTGAAAATTTCACCCGGAATAGGCACTAAAGTTTGCGTGTTAACAAAGTTACTTACGATGTTACCAGCAGGACCACCACCAACTCTGTAAACAACTTGAATCGTTGAACCGGTAGGAGGTATGTAGCCTGCTCTATTGTTGCCGAATATAATGTAAACTGAATAATCAGAATTATATTCTATGCGATATTCTCTTCTTGGTGCCGATTCTGTGAAAAACTTAACTTGATCCCACTTTACACCATCAACACTGACACGAATAGAATCAAGCAAAACAGGGCTATAACTTAACAGATATGCTTGATCAGTGCCGCCAACAGCATTGTAAATATCACTGTAAGTTCTTCCTTCTATGCCAACAATGTTACTGTTGATAAGAGTCCCAGCTGTAATATAAATATTTTCATCATATATTGGTCTGTTTAAGGAATCAGATGGGAAAAGTTCTATAGTTGTTGTTACGTTGTTATTGACTATATCAACTGGAAAAGGTGCTGGTATTTCTAAATCTACATTGTATGTGTTTTGAACTCTTGCAGACCATAAGCTTTTTCCAGCAATAGGTGGTTGTGGATCAAAACCAACCAAACGAGCCAATCTGAGAGCATCTTCCAGTTCGGTTACAGTGTCAATAAACACTTCATTTGCTATTTGATCTGTTTTGAATGATAATGTGTCGGCAATAAATGCCCAGTTTTCTATCAACATTATACCTAATGAAGATTCAACAAAATCATTAAATTCAGTACCAAATTTTTCTTTAATGTATGAAACCAAACGAGCTTTCATAGACCAAAAGTCTTGATTGGTGTAATTAAGCGAAAAGATTTGAGGTCTGCTGGTATTTGCGCCTAATTTATACGGTGTCAAATCAAATGGACATTTTTCCAAATTAGCCCCCTTCAAACGGTATTGCCAAAACTAAATTTTCAACAATATTTATTTGCTCTGGATTTATATAGTTAATTCGCACCAAGACTCCATTCTGATTTGTTGAAGTTACGCCTCCATTTGTTTCAGACAAATTAGTCACTGTGATGGATTTAACTGTAATTCTTGGTTCCCATGTAGCTATAGCATCTGTTATAGCAATAGATATTTCATTTCTTGTCGTCTCTGTATTAGGCTCATAAAAAAATTTGCGCAAAGGAGTACCAAACTGAGACAACATGACCCTGTCACCCGGATTTGTCAAAATTAATTGAATCAAATCACTTTTTATATTCTTGGCTCCTATTTGACTATAGAAAAATCCTAAAGGATTTTTAGTAACAGGAAATGGAAAACCTTTCAAATCAGCCATTTATTCTCCTTTTTACGCCCCTTCTAATGGTAATCCACCAGAACACAAGTCTTCTCCCGGTTGACAGTTAGCCGCTGCTATATTTAGATTGCCAAGACCAATAGATGAAGCCGCATTGCTACAAGACGCATAAACTCTATCACTTGCTCTAATACAACCATTTGGCATCAAAACCAAAATAGGAAATACGCCGGGAACGCATTCTCCCTCATTTGCAGCAGTATTTTGATTAGTTGCTTGATCCAACTCTGGTTTTAATAAATTTTCTGGTGGACTTGGGTCTGTTTCTGTACCACCTTCATCATTTGGCGGTGGCGGTGGAGGATAATCTCTACCAGCCAATAGAAATATTTTTTCATCCACTTTGACAATATGATTGCCTCTTCCTATGTGGAAAAAATTATTTTCTGTATAATCAAGTCTATTCGTCTTGGTATAAACAATTTTATGACCTTCTATCAATTCCAAACTATTTTCTGTCGCATATAAAAACAAATTACCACCAGATCTTATTTGAATATATCCAGATTCTTCTACATCTGGATATCCCTCTTGTAATTGTATTATATGAGGTCTACTACCATTTTCAACACTTTTTTGTGGCGCTATTATGTCTATAGATTGCCCTTGAGTTGTTTTTTGGCTTGGACTATCATTCAAAGTTATTTGCAAACCATATCCTGTCCTAAGTTGCATATAAGCAGAATTTGCATTAGGCAAAGGACTGGCACCCTCAGTTCTACAAATATAATCTCTTTTGTTTCCTTCATCAGACATAACAAATTGATGATTACTCGTTGAAACCATCCTAATACCTTGTTGAGCAGATGCTCTTCCATCGCAACTAGGTCCATCAACAGCATCACATAAAAATATTTGATTTCCAAGAGCACTTTTCAATTTAATTCCATTGTCTTCACCACGAACCTGTTCGTTGCCTCCATCCACTCTTTCCGCATCATTCATTTCTATACTATGACCAGTTGTTGATTTCCAATAAGTTCTACCAACAAATATATTATCACAACCAAAATCAAAAGGCTGAGTACTCTTGTTCCATTCCATATTGCCTCTTGGCTGATTTACTGAATCATCCATGACAAATGTATGACCTGAAATAGAAAGTATTTGAATGCCAGTTTGAGGCAAATCACATTTGTTGTTTTGTGGTGTTTCAGGTCCACGATATGGTCTACATTCACTTTCTTGTTTGAAAAAAGGATTTCGTCCAATTTGTGATTCTCTAAATTGTGTTTCAGGCTCACCACCTATAATATTTCTCGCAGAATCACATGTTGTGTTTTCACTAATAACATTGCTTGCTGGTATGGATGCAGTAGTTCCAGATAAGTTCAAAGATATTTGGTTGTTTGTTGCACTGCTTATGTTATAAACTGGAGGATTAGGAACGCCCACAACACAACTAGTATCTCCATCTTTTTTATTTCCAACACATGATGGATGCGCCCATTGACCACAATAATGCAAATGATCATCCTTGAATATCATCCAATTACCATTACCGCTCATAATCTCAACACGTTTCCACTTCCTATTACACTTAGGATCTCCATCCACCATCTTCATCATGTGTTTTTCTGGAGTTTTAAATCCATAAATATTAGGATAGGTGGCTCTTGCTTGAATAGTTGGATCTTGACTTAATTGCTCAATAGAATCCAAATCATATCCGTTATAAGATTCTGTATTCCAAGGAGGAAATACTTGAGATCCATCATTAGGACCACAAAGATATCCATTTCTTCGTCCAGCATACAAGTTATTATATTCATCAATAGGAACATTGAAGAAATTCAATGCTCCGGGTCCACGTTCTCTACACCATGTAGTACCTAAATAATAAGCTGCACCATTGCTTCCACCTTCAAACGCAATTATTACCGTTGATCCAGCTGGAGGAACCCAGTTAGAACCACTATCATCAAATCCTCCTAAATTGGACACCGGTAAAGCCCAAGGAAGAGAAGCAACTTCACTAGTAGGATCATCAAAAATTGGCGAAAACCATTGTACTCTATTTTGCTTCCAAACATCCATCGTGCTTATACATATTGCTGAATAAACACCAAATTTTGTTATAGGTTGCTTGATTCTAGGATCACGGATTTGCTTTGTAGCTGCATTGATATCATTGACCAAATTCTCTAAATTATTTATTCTATCATTCAATGAATCTACAACAGAAGATCCTTTTTGCCTTGACGATCTGGATTTGCGCATTTTATCCTCTTAGTAGCGGGTTGTTCGACGTGTAAACTTGAGCAATTTTCAATGTAGTTCTCCAAGATCCATTACTTATTTGATGATCACATCCCTGAATAACATAATAACCGTCTGATATAACAGAATTAATCTTAGGAGTAGCAAGCCAATCAGTTTCAGTTCCGTAAATAGGAGAACCTTGGGTGGAAATAGCAAAAGGATTAACAAATATTATTTTTATAGTAGCTCCAAAAGTATTCAAACTCCATAAAAATCTTGGATCTCCCTGTATCTCCAATGTAGCTGTTATCGCCCCTGCCATTGATGGTTTAGTTGCATTTTCGGCAGCAATAGCTGCTGCTCCTGCTTTTGCTTGTAATTGTGGTATATTTTTAGGCGCTTCATTATTAACTGTATCGTTTGATACCGCACTACTCATTGCAATTGTTTGTCCTTGGGATTTTGCTTGCTTTGTTTTATCATCTGCTTTATCACTATCAAAATTACATGTTTGATTAACCTGAATTGATTTAGCACTAACTCCACCACCAGCAACGCCACCAGATACCTTGTTAGCTTTGCCAATGAAAGAAATCGTAGGATTGAAACTTATCACAGGACTAAAATCACCACCATTGACCACATACGTTCCAGCAAATGGTGTTATCCCACATTCTGGTAATGATCCCCTTTTTTGAATACAAAAATTACTTTCTGCTTCCATCAAATACAATGTATTGTTGTTAGCGCCAGTTGGGAAAAACATAGAAACGCCTTTATTATCTTTAGTAATAAAAGTATCCATGTTTTTTCTTATTGCGTCTAATGGAGGCAAATTGTATCCAGCATAAATACCTTTTCTAGTAGCGTTTGGTCCACTGCCAGCACCTCTTTCAGAAGTGTAAGAATAACTTCCATTTATGCCTTGAGGAGGCTTTATTATTGCCACTCTTGCCTTATTTGGATCTTCTAACACAAGTTTTGGAGGACATTCACCATCAATCATAATTTCAGCTGCTCTAAGAAACGGTATCTCTTTACCCGGTGCGCCTTTACGATCATTAACTGTCTGATTAGATAAAGGTCCATCGCTTGCTTTTAATTCTAAATCATATCTCCATATATTTGAATCAACACGAACATCTATCTTTGTTAGATAAAAATTCATGTATGGACCCATTTGTCTTCCGGGAAGATTTCTTGAAGGAGCATTTACATATGACTGATAAATAACTTGTTGTCCTTCAGAATTAACAAAAATATAGCCAACATTGACAGAAACAACGAATATGTCTTGTGTTCTTACTGTGTTATTTGCTCCTTGATCGCCCGGAGGTGCAGGAGCATTATCTTTTAAACAACTATTTTTATAAACTGTGTTATAAAATCCAACAAAGTCATTGCCTGAAGTATCAATAATTTCTAATTTTGCACCAAATCCATTTTCCATGGATAAATTGAAGCTTTTGATAAAAGCGTTTCTGGATTCTCCTCCACCTGAAAAGTTACCTGTTGACACATAATAAAGTTCTTGTTGTTCGCTTCTGGCAACTTGCAATTGGTCATCAGTAAAGTTTTTTACACGATAAAATCTTGTTTCTATAAATGGCGAATACATTTGTAACATTAAACCATTTGGAACACCTGTTGGACCTGTGAAAGGTAATGGTCTTCTGAAATAACCGCATGATGAATAATTGATACCATCAATTAAAAAACTCGGCGGCACTTTGTATTTTATGTCTATTGGCATTTCAAATTATATTTACTGGCAAACGAATTGTTTTACCAGCAACAAAATCCTTTATATCATATATTCCATTAACTTCCATTATCAACCACCATGAATCAGGATATCCATAAACCTTAGTTGATACCAAATCAGGTCTATACGCACACCCTTCAGGAATGATTGAATACTTGTCAAATTGTGATAACAAAAAATTTCTTCTTTTGTAAATTTCAAATGTCAATTTTTTATCATCTCCATAAACATAAATTTTTGAAGAATTGTATCTTGACAAAGAATTAACATAACTAGAAGCGTTTGCAGTATTTGATTGATAAATCTTGTATGCCATATCAAGCTCCTAACACTAATATTCTATCTGCTCCCGGCAAAAATCTCGAATCATAAACGACATTAAAACTTAATTGTACATCAAATTTTGATGGTAAATATCTTGCTATGTTATAATCAGAATTCCACACTTGATCAGTTGGAAAACTAACGGCATAACTAGTAAGGACAACATTTAATTCAGCACCACCATTAGCTAACAAGTCGCCACATCTAATACTCATGACAACAGGAGGTACATATGGCACAATATTAGCCGGATCTCTTCTCGGATAAACACCAGCTTCCAAAATTCTTAAATAAGCAAAATTTCTTGCCGTACTTTCTTCATCGTAGGAAACAAATGTACATGTCCAACCTATGGTTCTGGCACTACCTTGATCGAATGTGAAAAACGGCTGAGTTCTACCCATTCCGTTTTCAGAATTATAATTTGCTTGTTTTCCATCACTTATTGATGGCAAAACAAACATGTCAATATAATAGTTTTGAGCCCTGATATAACAATCAGGAATAGGATTTAATTTACCGAAACTGTTTGTGGCTATTATTCCCATATTTTATTCCATAAATAAATATACTATATTAATTAGTAATTGATCGCTTTGATTCCGTCATTTGATGTATAATCACCACCATTTATTGCACCTAATTTAGAATCAACTTTTGTTCCACCCCTATTTTCCAATGTAAATTTAGAACTAGAAAAATCTTCCGAACTTGAACCTTTAGATTCTTTCAAATCATCTCTAATTTGTCTTAAAGTTTTAAGAATTTCTGCTGAGTTTCTTTCTTCGTAATCAAAAACTTGACCTCTATCAGATGTCGCATTTGATATTTGTGCTTGTGTTCTTGGATTAGTCGCAAATAAACTACTATCCATAGCAGAATTGCTACTATCCATTCTTGTCATCGTTCTGTGTATCAGAGGCATCATTAATTCAGAACCATTCATATTAGGATTCATTGTTGCAAGCAAATTGGTGGTAGTTGGACCACGCATGTTAGGATCAATTGTTCCAAGCAAAGTGGTCATACCATCTGGGCTTATGGTGTTTGGATTTCTCGTAGAATTGTTTAAACTTCTAGAAAACTGCATTGAAGGTTGATTAGCAGTATATTCTTGCATTATTCTATTTAATTCACTTTCATAATCAGTAGAGCCTCCAGATCTTGACGACTGAACTTCAGGAGTTAATCCCGATGCAGGAGGAGTTTCTGGCGTAGCTGCGGAAGAACCACCAAACATCCAATCCAATAGTCCAGATCCAGCACCACCAGCAACTCCAACACCAGCACCAATTGCTGCCCTTCCAGCCATCCCTAGCTTCGGCAATAATCCTAATGCCTTTGCACCTAATCCTATTGGAGAAAAATTCAAAGCTGCCATTCCTGCTCGTTCGGTAGTACCTGCTAACCAATCTGTCCATGTTCCCTCTTGTGTGCCTAAAGCTCCTTGCAACAATCTATTATTTGGAGCAATAAGGTCACTTCCTACGCCGCCTATAGTTGACAACCAATCACCAGCCCAGCCAGCCCAATTTCTATTTTCACCATACTCGGCACCAAACATACCGCCACCACCACTGGATGTACCAGCCCTATCACTATCACCACCACCACCAAAAATAGCATCTAAAGCATCAAATATTACTCTACCTGATGCTCCTGCTCCTCTTTCTGCTGATGCAGAAAAATCAGGAGCATATCTACGCAAATCGTCATCTTTGATTTCTATTCCGGGCATAAAAACTCCAGCAGCTCTACTAGAAATTTTTAATGATTCCGCAGCAATACCACTGGCTGCATCTACTAAGTTATCCACTCTGCTAGGAAGCAGTCTACCCGTTTTATTTCCGGCTGCATCTATTTCTTCTTTTCTTTCCATCATAGCAGCCTTGCCCGGCTGTAATTTTTCTTTTATAAAGTAATTTCTTAATTCTTCAACATTTCCTTGTATTTTAAACAAAGCAGCAGTGCTTGGATCTTGTTCCTCAAGTCTTTTTGTTGTTAATCTCCTTTGTGCTTCTTGAAGTTTTTCTTCAATTTCTCTAAACTTAGTTGGATCAGCACCTTTTTTTAAAGCTTCATCTAATTGGGTTTGATCTATTTTTACGAGATCTTCTTCCTTTGCACCAGCAGCAACAAGTTGTTTGTTCAAGTCTATAATTGAATTTCGAAGAAGATCATTTGTAATATCTTCGCCTTTTGCTCCTTTTAATTTTTCAGCATCTACACCCAATATAGCGGCAATATCTTGATCAAATTCTTTAGTTATACTACCAAATTTACCAAAAACATCTCCCATCGATTTGACATCAGTGCCTTTAGCAGTTTTGCCAATTGCGCCGAAGATATCAAGAGATCTAGATATCTTCATTTCTGCTGTTCGTTTTTCTAAATCTGCTTTTTCTTTTGCAGTTTTACCCATCCCTTCTTCTTCTTTTTTCAAATCTTTCATTCTATCCGTAAAAGACTTACTACTTTCCTCCAAAGCTTTATCTGCTCTTAGAAGTTCACCAATAGAAACGCCATGCATCAATTGTGCATTTCTATTTATTTCAGCCTTTACGGAATCACTAAGGCTTTCGAATTGCTCAACACTGCTTACTCCGAGGTTGTTTAATACTTTTTTAAAGCCTTGAGAAAATTTCTTCATAGACTTATCAGACTTTGTA